AGACCTATGCTAATTATACCCCAGGCACACTGAAAAGAACAGTGAACATAACTCATCTGCATATCACTGGATCAGAAATGATGTAGCCAGGATAAATGATGAAGACGAATGCATGATCATAGCAGCCAACAGAATCGGCTATAAGATAGCAAACAAAGAAGAAGCCGAGAGGTACATAAAGAGGCGATTTAACGCACATTTCAAGGCTTTGAAAAGGACATGGGGATTGCAGAAAAAAGCCGGTCTGGACGGCCAGATGAGGTTTGGAGCTGAAGCAGAAGAGATAAGGACAATACTGAAAGGATAACAGAGTATGAAGGAAATAGAATGGATCAAGGTATCAACCAACATATCAAGGGATGAAAAAATCAGGGCATTAAGAGGCATCAACAAGGAGTTTTCCTGGATATGGATCTGTCTCCTGTCACTGGCTGGGAAGACAAATGATAACGGTTGGATATACGTCACGAAAGACCTTCCATACTCAAAAAGAGACCTCGCTGATTACTGCGGTACGACCATCGTTATGATTACCAGAGCGCTTGATGCATTTACTCAATACGAGATGATCGAATATGATGATGGGTTCATTCAGATCATCAACTGGTACAAACATCAGAACGGTGAAGCCCTGGAAAAAATCAGGGAACAGACCAACGAAAGAGTGAGAAAACATAGAGCAAAAAAGATAGGAAATGTTGCTTGAAAATAGCGTTACAAGACCGTTACAAATGCGTTACATGTAACGTTACATCAGCGTTACAAAAACGTTACCCTCTTTGAGAAAGAAGAATATAAGAGAGAAGAAGTAAGAATATTAGTTAGTAGTAATACATACTCTACGTCTAAAGTACTTACATATCAATCAATCATCAACAGTTATATCTGCTATGTAAATTACATGCAGTATATAAAGAAAGGAGCTGATTTCTGATGATTTTGCCACCATTTTCTGAAGTGAAATCGTATTATGATTCGAAAAAATATTCGTTCGATTTGAAAAAATTCTACGAGTTTTATCGCAACAAAAACACAAATGATTGGAGAAAACTTGTCGATACAATTCAAAGAAACGGCTTGATGATTGATGATAATAAAACGTCTTTGAGTACTCCTGATTTTGAGAGTACTGTCTATGACAAGCTAAATGATTATGAGGCTATCTTCCGGGATCTGTTCGGTGTCAGAGCTGATGATGAATACAAAAAGTTCAGGCAGAACTGTGAGATGGATGATCAGATAATCGAAGAGTGGAAAGCCCAGGGAAGGTCACCGATCTGGTCAGGAGACGTAGAGAAGGAAAGAGAAAGACGTAAGGCTGATCTTAAGAGTCTGGAAGATACGTTTTCGGGGATAACAAGGAGATAAGAGATATGCATCAGAAGTTTGTTATAAAAGGCCGTTTACCAGGGCTGAACGAATACACTGCAGCATGCAGGACGAATGCATATGCAGGAGCTGGTATGAAGAAGAAGGCAGAGCAATTGGTTTTGCAGGCATTGATGTTCTACGGTATCAGACCGGCGCATACGCCGATATATCTGAACTATGTCTGGTATGAGAAGGACAACCGGAGAGACCAGGACAACATAGCCTTCGCTCAGAAGTTCATCCAGGATGCAATGGTAAACTACGGTGTGATACCTAATGATTCCAGGAAATACATCATAGGCAGTTCACATAAGATCGAGACAGACAAGCTGGATCCACGTATCGAGGTAACGATCGAAGAAGAAAATACACTATTTGAGGAATATCTGAACGAGATAGGAGTAAGAGTACAATGAGCAAAATGTTACAGGAGGGATGCTACAGGATATACTTCAACGATCTTGGTATATGCCTGTATGACGGTAATAAACTGGTCGACCATAAACAGACTAAGAAGAATGAAACCGAGCTGGAAATAGCTGAACGCATGATCGACAAGTACATGCATGGTGGGGCTTACAATGACTGGCTGAAGATCGTGAAGATCGTTTACCAGGTCAACAAGTCTCTGAAGAAGATGATGTGTGACGAGCTCTGGATAGAGTTCCTGAAGAGCGATAGTGCAAAAGACCTCTTAGAACTGAAAAAGAAAGTGCTGGACACGAGCTTAAATGAAATGTGGGTGATTAAATGAGAAACGTAAAACTGAGAGCAGAGTTCACGATGCCGAACGCATGTTATTTCTGCCCGTTTAAACAGAAGTATGCTGACTGGTGTTGGCTCTTAAAACGAGACATAATGGGGGCTCATATGTACCGAGAAGAAGACTGTCCTTTGGTTGAAATCAAGGAAGAGGAGAACACATGGGAGCAGTAATATACGCCTTTGCCTTTATAGGCGGAATAACAACGTTGATGTTTGCGTTGGGTATGGTGCGAACAGCCTTAACCTCAGAGCCGAGAGACTACGTGGAAGAGGTTCTGGAAGAGGTAACGAGGAAGAGAGGCAAGCGGAAGTGATACTGTATGACGATTGTAAAATAGGAAAAGCATTAGAACCACACTTTGTAGAGACTCACGCAGGAAAATTACACGTTTACGAAGATAGAACACAAGCAGGCGACATTGTTTTCATCACTACTGATAAATTTAAGAAGTATGTTCCTACTGAGTGGATTAAATCAAAGATTGATGCAATACTTGATAGCTACCCAGATGGAAATGAAGAAACTGAAATTCTCTGCAAGTTATTATATGAGTGGGAGAAAAGAAAATGAGTAAAGCGATAATAAAGATAGATATTCCAACTGATTATGCTGATGAATACAAACAGTGGATAATTGAAGGAAGATTATGTTATTTGGAAGATAATGCTTGGATGCACTTAAAAGACGTTGAATGTAAAGTAGAGCCTTATAGGGAGGTAATTCCTATTGAGTACATTGAAGCTTTCAAGAAAAAGGTTAGACATATTGCACCCGCCAAAGCGGTCATTGACTGGCTCTTAGAAAACTGGGAAGACGAACAAGCAAGACTATTTGAAAAACAGATAACCGAAGAATGTGTTTCAGCAGAACGTTTCGCAGACTGGGGGAAAGAAAATGCCGATACTGATTAAAGGAGATATGCAAATTGCTTTTATGAAAGCTGGCTATAAACGATATGGTATATACCTTTTTGAAAAGCCTAATTGCTATGTTAAGGTAGCAACATTTATTAGCGATGAGAGTGCTGACAAGTTTATGGACTATATAACTCAAATGTTTGGTGTCGTTGAGGAGAAAGAAAATGAGAGACCCTAACGCAGTATTCAATACTCACATAAAGACTATCAAAGGGTTCATTTCCAAGAACTCAATATTCCCTCAGAAAGCCAAGATAGACGTAAGGTTTACAAGCGATAGTCACGAAACATTAAGTCTCACTTACAACGGAATACAGATAGCAGTGCCTTTTGAAAAAGTATGGGAACTGATTGAGGAAACAAGAAAGGACAACAGCGTGAGTTAAATGGTAACGATATTTAAGGCAAGCATATTCTGTCTAATCTCATTCGGGATAGGTACATTCTTCGGGATTGCTATGATGTGTGTATTAGCGGTAGAAAAGGACTATAAGGACTAAGGTATTTGGAACATCTGAAACAATGAGCAAGTGGTGGAAGGTGTGATGCAGCATGACAATGGATGACCTGGGCAAGGTTATTGGACTACGCAAAGAAATAGAAATGCTTGATCTGCAGATAAAGGATTTGGAGACCTGGGGAAGTGTTCCTTCATCTCGAAACCCTTTTGCGTCATCTAGTTCAGGCACATCAATACCGAATCCATCAGATCCGACGGCTGCATATGCTCATAAAATGCAGAAACTTAAGGATCTTTTAATAAGCAAAAAGGCTGAATTAATAGAGAAACTCGTTGAAGTAGAATTTTGGATTCAGAAAATAAGTGATCCGTTGGTGCAATCCATCATCAGAAGTCATTATCTGATGGGACGGACATGGAGACAGACAGCCAGAGAGTGCTGTGGCAGCAACAATAAAGAAACTGCTTATTTGATTGTGAAAAGATTTTTAGAAAACATGTTTAATGTTTAGTATCAAATGTGATACTATTATAATGTTTAGTGAGGCTTTTTAATGACAAAGGAATCGAAATTGATAGAAAAAATAGAAAGTAAGCCACCTCGATCTGATATCACTTATTCAGATTTTGAAAAGTATCTTTCTATCAATGACTTTGTATTAATGCGACATGAAGGAACGAGCCACGCTACGTTTAAACATAGTTCTGGCGATATTATTACAGTTGCTTATCATGGTAAGCATGTAAAAGTATATAGTATTAAGCAGGCTGTACAGATTGTTAATAGTCATAAGGAGGGGGACGTTTAACATGAAAAAGGAATATGTAGTTGCAGTAAAGAAACTTGAAACACATGATGGTTTTCAGTGGTGCGCAGAGTTCCCAGATGTAGAGGGATGCGGAGGTGGCGGAGAGACTGCTGAAGAAGCTGTTAGAGAAGCCTATGAGAACCTTGAATTTCACTTGGAAAGTCTACGTGAAATGGGAATCGAAGTACCTGAACCAGTTTTTATGCAAAATGAAGATTATTCTGGGAAAACTGTCGTTAGAATGGGGAAATCTTTACATAAAAAAGTTGCCGAATGTGCAGAAGCTGATGGTATTAGTCAAAACACCTTCATTGTAGAAGCGATTGCTGAAAAGGTTGGCTCAACTTCAACGACAAATAAATTAGTGCAAGTTGTAACATCTATTACCGAGAAAATGTATGAATCTTTTAAAATGTCAAAAACATACTCTACACGTAATGCAAATTACAGTATGGCACAATATCATTATACTAATTTGGAGGCGTAAAATGGACAACAATAAAGTCGCTGTAAAATCATATAAAGTAGCAATTAAAGAGTTTATATATCAGGCTAAAGAAAACAATGAAAACAATTATAATATTAATGTTTCAGAAAAGGTTTTGTGTGATACGATTAGCGATGATTCTTTCGTATTAACAGCTGAAAGAGATATAACTTTTGATCCTGATAACATTAAGTTAAAACTGGCCTTGAGAATATTGTTTGAAATTGATAGAGATAAAACATCAAAACTTTTTTTAGATGATAAATCTTTGATGTTGAAGCATGTTCAAGAAAAAACAAAAGAGTTATATATGCAGACAAATGCACCGGCTTATATGTCAACTATAATTGCTGATGCTACTTCTTGGATTGGGGGCAATCCATTGCTGTTACCACCATCATTAGAAAATGCTGCAACAACAGAGTAAGTTGTTAACTTTGTTAACCCCTATATGTGTTACAGTTAAAATGAGCAATAAGAAGGTTGGAGCTGGTACGATATACCGGCTTTTTTAATGCCAAGAAAGGAGATGCTGAGATGTTAACACCTAAACAGGAAGTATTTGTTAACGCTCTGGTAAAGGGCAGCAGCCAAAGGCAAGCTTACATTGAAGCATATCCTAATGCTGCTAAATGGAAAGATGAAAGCGTTGATGCAAAGGCCTGTTATTTGCTGAAAACAGTTAAGGTTCAGAAAAGGTACCAGGAACTTCTGAAGAAGGCTGAGGACGAGGCTATAATGAGCGCTGTGGAGCGAAAAAGGTTCCTGACTGGAGTTATCAAGGGTGAGAAGATATCAACGTCAGACAGGCTTAAAGCGCTTGACTTGCTTAACAAAATGGATGGTCAGTACATTGACAAAGTCGAGCTGAAGAAGATAGAAACTGATTGGTTCATAGATGATGAGAAAGCTTAACCCAAAAGTATTCAACGAATGGGTATACAAAGACATCTCTGACTATTCGTACAGGATAGAGGTGTACATGGGAGGAGCCGGATCCGGAAAGAGTTACGGTGCGACTCAGAAGATCCTATTGAAAGCTCTCAACAGCAAAAGAAGGATCCTGGTCATCAGAAAGATCCAGAACACGATCAAGCACAGTATATGGTCACTTATGATCGCCCACTTACAGAACAGTGGCTTTTATGAGTACTGCAGGATAAACAGATCTGATTTCGAGATAGAGCTGCCAAACGGCTCTATTTTCATTTTCAAAGGGTTAGATGATCCGGAAAAGATTAAGTCAATTGACGGTATCACAGATATCGTCATAGAGGAAGCTACAGAGCTCAGACAAGACGAATTCATGCAGCTGAATCTGAGATTAAGGCCAAAAGGAAAAAGATCCTCAGATCTACCTTATGTTCAACCCGGTCAGCAAGAGGAATTGGGTGTACCCATATTTCTTTGTTGGAGATACACCAGACAACTGCAAGATCATCAGAACAACTTACAAGGACAATAGGTTCCTTGATGCCGGATATGTTCACGAGCTTGAGCAGATGCAGTACAGAAACCCTGCATATTACAGGATCTATACTCTGGGTGAGTTTGCAACACTCGACAAGCTGGTATTTCCGGTCTACACGACAAAGATAATCAGCCAGGAAGAGATCAGAGATCTTCCGGTATGGACTGGTCTGGACTTTGGTTATGTAAATGACCCAAGCGCCATTGTTCACGGTGCTATCGACATGGAAAACGGAAAGATCTATATCCTCAACGAATACGTCAGAAAAGGGATGCTAAATGACGAGATCGCTGAAGTAATGATCGCCCTGGGATTGGCAAAGGACAAATGCTATGCAGACTGTGCAGAGCCTAAGAGCATTCAGGAGATCAGAAACAAGGGAGTCAATATAGAGGCAGCCGAAAAAGGCAAGGACAGTATCATTCACGGTATCCAATGGATACAGCAGTTTGAACTCATTGTTGATGAACGCTGCTATAAAGTGATTGAGGAATTGGAAAACTACACCTGGAAGAAAGACAAGAAAACAGACGAATACATCAATGAACCGGTTGATACATACAACCACACCATAGATGCAATGAGATACGGTTTGAACAAATACATTAAAGGCCTGGTGACACCGGTCTTTTACGATAAAGGAGACCTTGGTTTATATACCAGGCATAGCAAGAAGACAAAAGGATATTGGAGCTAAGGAGGTAACAGATGTACACATTACCTAAGGGTACTGATATGAAGATGCTATCAGTATCAGACATTGATAAAATCATAGCTTATGGAAAGAGTCTGCAAAATAGATTCACTAAGCTCGAAAACTATTATCTGGGAGCGCACGATATTACAAGCAGGAAAAAGAACCCTGGCTTGAGTAACAACATTGTTATTGTGAATCATCCTAAGTACATAGTCGATACAAACGTAGGATACCTTCTTGGTAATCCGGTTGATTATCAACCATCTGAAGGAATAGACATTGAACCTGTCAAAGACGCTTATAAGAAGCAAACGATTAACGACTTGGACGTAGAGATTGCCAGAGATTGCGGTATTTTCGGTTTACAGTACGAATGGCTGTATGCTAATGAAAACTCAGAACCAAGAAGCGCAGAGGTAGACAACAAGCAGATCGTGCTGGTCAGGGATGACACCATTGAACACAACAAACTGTTTGCTGTCATGTGGCGTGACATTTACCAGGGAGATGAAAACAAGCAGGATAAGTTGTTATACCAAGAAATTGTAATGGTAGACAAGGAAATCCGCAGAACCTACAGACTGAAAAACAAGCAGCTCGAAATGATTGATGAAGAGGAACATGTGTTTGGTGATGTTCCGGTTATTGAATACCGAAACAATCCGGATCTGAAGGGCGACTTTGAAGACGTTATTTCCCTGATAGATGCCTATAACATCCTCCAGTCTGACAGAGTCAACGATAAGGAACAGTTGGTAGACGCTATTCTGGTCATCCATCAGATGGACTTCAAGGATACTGATATTGATTCACTGTTAGAACATAGAGTCATTGCCGGTGTTCCTGCAGATGCGAAGGTAGAATACCTTGTCAAGAACCTCAACGAAGCGGATACTGATGTTCTGAGACAGACCATTGAAAACGACATCCATAAGATCAGCATGGTTCCTAACATGAGTGATGAGAACTTCATCGGCAACAGTTCCGGTGTAGCTATCAGATACAAGTTACTGGCATTTGAACAGAACATCAAGAACAAGGAGAGATACTTCGAAAAAGGCCTGATGGAAAGATTCAAGATGTACAATCACTATCTGATGGTCAAGAGTAACATGCAGGAAGTACCAACAGAAGAGGTCGATGCAGTATTCAAGAGAAACCTGCCAAGCAACGATCTGGAGATCTCTCAGATGATAAACAACCTGTCAGGCATGGTCGATAAGGAAACGCTTATCGCTCAGCTGTCGTTTGTCAAGGATGCCAAGGAGATAGTTGCCCTGGTAGAGAAAGAGAACGAGATCAAAGAACCAGAACCACAGCCTGAACAGATGTACGAAGAGATTCCTGATAGTAATAACACCAACAACGGAATCATCAACTGATGCGTAATGATGAATACTGGGCCAACAGAGCCCTGATAAGGCTGACAGATG